TAGTTTCTTCATTAATTCGTTACGATCTGATATGACGAATCCGTCGCTTTCTTCCACTGGACCACCGTCTTTGTTGCCCTGATCTAACTTCTGCTTTTTTAGTTGTAATTCGATCATTTTGAGTTTCTTGTCGATTTTGCCGCTTTTGGCGTCTATGGCGTTCCTTAGGAAATTGCCCGCAACTTCGAATATACGTCCTGAATATCTAGAGTCAACGTTCATGCCTAAATCCATCAGGTTCTTGTAACTTTCTTCCGCTTCTATGGCCAGTTTGTCCAGTTCAAGATCACTTAATTCGCCTAGACCTTTTACCTGTGGCAGTGCGGCCGCAACCTTGTCAAATTCCGCATAACTTTTCTGTAGATTCTTCTGTGTCTGTGGATCTAGATTCTTAGCGGAAGCGTGGTGTCCATTTGCCTCCTTGATCTTATTGTCTTTTTCCTTCTTGTCCACCTCTTTGAATGCCTCTTTGACATTTGGTAAATTAAGGATGTCTTCTAATTTCTTTGTCATTGTCGTATTTACTTACGTTTGCCGTTGTGGAACAACTGTTCTTCTGACACCACCCTGAATCTTATTTTTCTCTGTTTGGCGTATGCGTTTGCGGCCTCCCACTTGGCCATATTGATGACGACTTGTTTCTTCTTGGCCATGCTCTTGCCGGCGGCCTCCATCGTGGTCTGGCTCATGGGTTTGACTTCAACCATCTCGGCGTGTTTACGACCTTCCTTGTCTTGGTACACTATGAAGAAGTCAGGCACGTACACCGTGTACTTGCCTGTAAATGGATGCCTGTACGGTATCTTGATTGACTCAGAGGCCCATTGATACACGTTTGGATGTTCGTCACACAGTCTCATGAAAGAATGTTCCCAACTTGACCTGTATGTCGGTGTTTTGGTGCCCACATACTTCTCCGCGTTCTTGGGAGAGAACTTGCCCCTAGCAAATCTTGGTAACATTAGTCTATGATGTTTCTGGATACTGTCTCTTTGGTGGCCAGTGTTTTCCTCACACCCAGCCTACTTGACTTGTATCTGTTGGCGTTTAATATTATAGTGATCAATTCAGACAACAGTGTCGGTGTGGCATATGTCAACCGATCCAGTATCTCTTGTGGTTTGATGTTGTCTATCTTGGCCTGGGCCAGTATTGCATACGCTGTTGACTCCGCCGCCGATCTAGAGAAGTCACGTTTGACGAAGAACGCTATGGTGCTGTCATATTCACCCACGTTAAATTGGTAGTCGGTTTCATAGGCAGTGGTGGTCAGTTTGGTCACGGTCTTCTGCAACTCGTCCTTGTCCTTTTGTGGTAAGTTTGTGTAGAATTCGGCCATTATATTGTCGCTTTCTCTGTTGCTATCTCAACGTCTTGTGAGGATCTCTCTATTTTGATGTAACCTTCTGTGACTAATTTTCTTGTATCTGTTATTGCCTTACTGGTATAAACGTTTTTTGTGTTTGTAGACGATGCTTCATACTCTATGTTAGACTGGGATATTGTGAGGCCTTTACGTGAACCTATATCTCTGAAGTATAATGATGCCGCTATCTCATCTCGTACATTCTCATCGTTTGACACAAGGTTGAAAGATTCATCTGCACCTAGGAAGTTTACCGTGTCCACTGTGCTATTCGTTATGACTGTGTTGTTGGCTTGGTTATTGTTGTCTGCTGTGCCCCTTGCCGAAGCAAGTGCAGTCAAACCCACTACCGCCGCACCAACTGAGAACTGTGCTACAGGATTGGTTATTGATCCTGCCTGCTTGCCGACGGCTAATACACCTTCTTTGGCTATGCCTTTCAATTCTTCTTTGACATCTGACTTCTTGATCTTCTTGGCGTTGTTGTAAGTGTTTGATGCTGACAGTATTGCACCCAAGATGTTACCTGATTGCACGTTCCTGATCACGGATCCCACACCGTCCACTACGCCGCCCGGACCAAATATGCTGTTGGTTCCTCCACCCAGTACGGTCAGTGGACTAGGTGAATTGTCGTAGTTGACTGTGGCAAAACCAGGCACGTTGTTCTTGTTGATTATCCCTGACTTGTAGATCACTGTCTCGTATAGTATCTGCATGGTGTTGCTCATCACACCCGTACCGTCTGCTTGGTCTAGGTTGTCGTGTGAGAATGATCCTATCACGGGATTGACAAGAGTCATTGATGTGAAACGTTTTTTGTGTAGCACGAAAATCTCTATGCCCTTGAGGTAAGGTTTACTTCTCTGTCTAGGTGTGTCCATACCAAACTTTGTAGTTGGCCTTGCCTTGGCCCCATAGTCGTAGTAATCATCTTTGGTTTTTGAGATCGTTAGATCGTTGTTCATGTTGACCGAGTCTGCTATGTTGTACTCGTAGTATTTCTTCCAGAATGCGTTGACTGTGTCTGCGTGGTCGTCGTGGAATGTGATGTTAACGGGCTCGTACGCTATCCTTGTGGCATTGTACATTTTCTTGTTGTACTGTGTCTTTTCCTCGTAGCTCATGTTGTACTTGGGCAGGTCACACTGCTTGACCAACATGTTCAGTTGGAGCCTCTCGTCCGAGTTCAATTTCGCTCCGCCTTCGAACAGTGTCTCGTCGGTGTTGAACACCACGTGGAACAGGAATTTTTGTTTTGGCATCAACTTGAAATTGTCGTCTATGTACAATCTCGATGCGTGTTGGTAGTCTTTCATACCCGGTAATCCGTCCTGGAAACCTTTTAAGAAGTTGTTGATGCTTGGCATACTCGTATTTATGGCCACAAAAAAAGCGCCTATAAAGACGCTTTTGATGTTATAATTGCTTACTTAATTTTTTGTATTACTGTCCACCACCTGTACTTAGAGTACCGATCGTTCTAGCCACTGCTGTTCCAATTCCTGTTCCTGTTGGAGTTTGGATCGCGTTGTCGTATCTAACTGACATAGTGATAGTTGCTGGGTCTGAAGTTGCGTATGCAAGTGAGTTGTAGTTCACATTCTCAACATATGCACCGTATAATTCAAATGTTTCTAACACATTTGGTGCACTTGCTCCGTTACCACCATCTAACATTTCAATTCTAGTTGTGAATTTGTAGTCAATACCAGATGCCGCACTTGATTGTTCAAAGAAGTCGAACTGTTTCTGGATCTGTTCACCAACCAATTTAGTGACTGAGTTGTTAACGTCATCTCTCAATGTGATTGTGATTGGATCCCAAGTGTGTTTACCCGCAACGTATACTTTCGAGTTGTAAACATCTAGTGTCACATTGTCAAAAGTCAAGTTTGGTCTTGTTATGTCAATAACTTGTTTTGTTAGTTCTGATCTTGGTGTTGATACTCCAAAATTTTCCAGGATTGCTCTAAAACGATACTGTAGTTTTGGCATCAATAAACCCTGTGATGCCGAACTCTGATCGTTTGCTATTGGTACTGTAAATTTTGATAAAGTTGATATTGCCATCTGTTTCTCCTATTTATTCAAAATTAGTTCCCTAACTTTGCAATTTCTCCTGTGTTTTTGATTCTCAACGGTATGTAAATAAATTCAACTGACTTGATCGGCTCAATTGCTATATCTACGTACAGTTCATTTCTGTCAATCCTTGTAGGTGTGTTGTTTGTGTCATCACAAACTACTAGGAAGTCAAACAATGCTCTCTGACCTGTTAATTCTAACAAGAATGATTCTATTGCACCTTTGATCTCGTTTCTTGTAAGTTCATCATTTGGTTCGAAGATGAAGGGTTTAGCGATTGCATCTAGTTGTGTTCTTAGATACACTGCCAATCTTGAAACGTTGATCCTGTCCAATGCAGAACTTGCCGATGTTTTAGTCAAGTTACCGAAGTTAACAATTCCTGCACCTGAGAAGAAAGTGATTGGATTCACCTTGACCTCATGCATTGAATCTCTCACTGACTCGGTAACAGATATTGTTTCGAATTCTCCACTTGCTGTGTCGATGTAACCAACTGATGTGGCATTGTCAACGACACCTCTTCTTGTTCCTGCTGGTGCGAACCATGGGAAAGCGATGTTGTCGTTGTTTGCTAATGTCCTCAGCATCATGTGTGATGGTGGAACAACAATTGATTTACCTGTGTTGTCTGTTGTCAACCCAGATGGATAAAACACACCCAAGTAATCACTTGCACTCACTAGGCCGTCTTCACCGTTGTCAAGTGCTGACGCTGTGTTGTTTGCCCAGTTTTGTATTGCAGTTGCCGTGCCCTCTAATCTTAAAGGTGTGTCTCCTACAACGAACGCTGTGTTGTTTCTATCTGTGTTTAGATTGATCATGTTTTGAATCAGTTCTGGGTAACCAGGTGTAGCAATCACATTGTAACCTCTTTGGTCTTCTCTGATTGCTTGGTTAGTGTCGATCTCTGATTTAAGTTGTTCTACGATCACTTTTCTCTGTGCTTTTCTTCCAAAAGATCCAGAGCCGTCTGCGTTGTTGCTTGATTTTGTAACCCATCTGTCAGGGAAGTAAGTTGATACACTCTCATTACTTTGTCTGATGTTACCTAAACCTGCTGATCCGCTTCCTGGATATTTCGTAGTTGTGATGTAACTGTTCTTGTATTCTTTAACATTGTAGCCTGAACGTCTAGTGTTCCATAGCAAGATACCCTGTGGGAATAAAGCCGGATCCGGAGCATCTGGATCTAGGAAACCATCACTCAATAAGTCTTTGATGCTACTAGAAGTTCCTGCACCGCCTGTTGACAATGAATCTGCCTTGTCTGCCGTTGTGTGCAATCTAGCATCTGCGAAAACAATACCGTCTTCTGTGGTTTGGTCTGTTTTGTCAACTAGTTCCCACGCCGCACCTGATGTGGTCACTGCCACTTGGTTAGATGTGTTTGTAGAACTTAGAGTTGCCGCTGTGTTGTATTTGTAAAGAACTGGATAGTTTTCTAAGTCTGAAGTGTCAATCCATAAGTCGTTAGTTACAAGTGCAGTACCATCTGACTGTGTAGTTGGTGCTGTTGCACTGAACTGTGGACCATTTGGATCTGTTGTTGAGTATGCTGTGGCGTATCCAACGAAAGTAGTTCCATTGTGTGCCATGATGTCTGCTTCGTCAGTTGCAGTGTGATACCATAATGTGCCGTCTGCTGGCTCATTTGTTGGTGCACTTAAACTTGCAGTGTAACTTAATCTCTTCCAGTTACTTGCCATGATACCTGTGTTAGCACTTGAGTCAAGGCTATCACCTGTTGGTAGGTCATACAAGTTGTCGATCAAAGTTGAACTGTTCGCTGTGAATGTTCCATAAGCGTGTGCCGTCGTTGCACTGAAACCCGCATCTGCTAATGGTGTTCCTAAATCATCGCCGTCAAACATTCTGAACTCACCGCCCAGTTTGTGTGTCATGGTGATCGCACCAGCAGTTGTCTTACTTGCTGAAACGTTCGTTAATCCCGCACCGTTGACTGCCGCTATAAAATCATCTACACCTGTACCGGCCAGTGTTACTGTTACTGCACTGTTCAATGCTTCTTGATTTTTAACTGATTCCTGTATTTGGAATTTGTTCCCACTAGTGAACGTGGCTGAAGTTGAGTTACTTGTAATTGTAGTAGCACCGCCCTCGTATCTGAAGAATTGGAAGTCTGCAACATTTCCAGTTGAGTCTGCACCACCTAAATCATTGGCGCCCATGCTTTCTTCAGTGACATTGTACTGTGCGTACAGTGTGCCTGTTGATAAAGAAGTTCCACCGTTGGCTGGATCTAGATTGAAGATCGCCGAGTGGTGTGTGGTATGAAGTGGACTAGCAACTTGAGAGAAACTAGCACTTGCTGTACTGTAAAGTTTTGCAACCAGGGCCGCACCTGAGTTTGCAGAAGTGGTCTTGAACCATACTGAACCGTTGGGTCTGTCTTCGTCTGCCGTTTTCCAAGTTGGTCTGTTAGTGTGGCTTTCTTGTAGGAGTTTCACACCGTTTTTAACACCTGCTGTGATCCCTAGGTCCGCTAAACCAGTACCTGTATTTGCTTCAAACCTGATAGTGTTAGCACCACCTGTTGAGTCACCTAAAAACTTACCGTTGTGGAAGATTTCTAAGTTACCTGTTGTGCTGTTGATCGCTGACGTAACGTTAGTAACATTACTGCCAATCGCTGTGTTAACATCTGATAATGCTGTTCCACCGTAAGTGATTTCAACACCGTTGATTGTGATCTTGTTACCGCTTGTCACTGTTGTTCCTGATGCAACTGTCACTACCGGTAAAGATGTGTGCCAGTCGGTAGAACCAACATGCACCCATGTGTTACTTGCTGTCTTCTTGTAGATCTTGTTTGTGACGTGTGTCGTGTTGATTGCGTAATCACCAATTACACCTATTGAAGTTTTTGGTGCACCAGTTGAAACACCGCCAACTAGGTCACTTGTTGAAGTGATCAGTGTTGGAGTAATTGTTGTGAATGATTGATTAGTCTGTGACCACTCAAATAAACCGTAACTGCTTGATGCAAGGTCAAACCAGTATGTGCCATCTGTTGGTGCCGCTGTTGGTGCCGAGGCACTTCCAATTAAATCTGCTGTGTCCACGTTCGCTCTTAGGACGTATGCTCTGTTGGCAACTCCTAGGAAACTGTAGGCCGCTTGTAAGCCATACTCATTCAGTTCATAACCGTTTAGGCTGTTTCCCGATGCGTCTGTGTAGAATTTCGGATCTCCGAAAGTCTCTGTTAATTCTCTTTGTGACGAGATCAAATATGCAGTGTTGGCGTTAGCAGTCTGTGTTCCTGCCGCTGTGCCGTCTCCTGCACCATTTTGCTTGTCTTGTGATGATGCTACTATGAATAGTGGTGTAGTACCCGCATCTGATGGTACGTAGAAACTCTCGTTTATTACTGAAACTTCTACTCCTGGTGATGTTAATGCCATTTTTCGTATTCTCCTTGCAAGTTACGTATATACTAGAGTTATTTATTCAATCGTATGGTTTTTACGACATAATTTGCCGTTTTCCAGGTGCC